TAGTGCCTAAAGAAGTAAGACCACTTATATCTACTGTCCAGTTGTTTCCTCCGCCTGCTACCGTACCTGTAATTATATTACTGGTGATAGCTGCCGAAGAGGTGTAATAATTAGCGTCAGAATTAGGAGCCCAGTTTAATCCTGTGGCTGTACTACTATCTGCTACTAAAGCATAAGAGTTAGTTCCAACTGGTAACCTAGTATTAGCAGAACCAAATACCCATAAATCTCCTTTTGTTGTTAGTGGTGAAAGGGTTAAGGAATTTAAATCAACCAAACCATCTCTACCTAAGGTTATAATTCCAGTACCTATATTAACTGAAACAGAGTCTACAAAATTATTAGCTGAAGAACTTGTTGCCCAACTGAGATTAGAACCATCAGTTTTTAAGAATTTACCTGATTGTCCAGTTTGACTAGGTAAAGTTGAACCTGTACTCATTGCCTGTATACTCCTACCGCCCACTGCATTGTGGGCTAAACTCTTTAGTACTTTCGTGTATCGTGCCATAATTAAAAAAACCTAAGGTGAGAGGATTTGACAAGCAGGCTCCTCTCGGGCCTTCTCAGTTAAAATTATTCAATAACTTTAACCGATGATTATCTGACCAGCTTCAGGTCTGACGATTTTCAATCCATATCTCATAGACATGTATGAACCGACAATTCCGAATCCGGGATTTGCTTCTTCGACAGTCAATGGACGTCTTTCGACGTAAGCCATTGGTTTAACTGACAAATCAAATATTCCGTATCTTGTAGCTGGAACCCAAGGATTCACAACGACAGCTAGGCCATATAATTGACCTACTAGACCACCAGTTGACAGTAAACTTCCCATTGGGTTGTTTCCTGCGGCTGCTGGCATAACGTTACCACCGTCGGCTGCGTTAGCAGACACTCCAGTAGTGAACACAGTTGTAAAATCAGCCATCTTCAATATGTTTTCATAATGGGATGGTGAAATAAACAAGTGGGTTGCGCTGTAGCCGTGTAGTGACATACGGGTGATTGCTGCGGATATATCGGATAAAGATACCGAAGAACCTGCTGCAAGACCTGCTGCATCATTAGTATAACCGCTAGCTGCTGCTAGAGTTGCTACTGATTGATTTGCGTAGTCATCCAATCGTCCATCAAAAGTTGTTATACCAGCACCAAAGAAACCACCGTTAGGAGTTGTGGTAAAATTAGTGATGTTAGCTTCTGTACTTGCAGCAACGATTGTTGCATCGCTGATACCTGTACCTAATGTAGCATCTCCAATACCGAAGATAACATTGGTGACGTGTTGCGTCAAATGTCTGTCTACGGCTTTTCGTGCTTCATTCAAAGCCATCTCAACTTCATTGAATCGGGAATCTTCCATCATTCGACGGGTAACACCAATTGCTAATCCCCACTCTTTAACTGCGATTCTTTCGGAACGTAGTTTTGTGTGTTGATAGATAGGAGTTGTTCCTTCTTCTAGTTGTTCCATTGCCATGGATGGTTTTGCGAAAGTAATATCAATATTACCGCCTGTATCTGTGCTCATTGGGTCTGCAAAGAAAGACATTACTGGAAGGTCAGTAGACCTGTAATCCAATATTGCTTCTTTGTAATCAATAAGTACTCGCTCTCCAGCGCCACCGTTGAGTGACCCTGTGTTAAGGCTAGTTAAAATTCCTGCTGTTTGGTCGACCATCTATATCTTTATATCGTCTGACATCTCCATAGACCTGCGGCACCTACTGCTTCGCTACCTTCTCCTAAGAGTTTGACAGGAATTGCTACAGGACCTGTTCCTGCTGCTGCTCCTACTGCGGTTGCTTTTGCTAGTTGACCTGCGGTTGCTCCAATCATCTGCGGGAATCCAGCAGTGGTTGGTAGACATTGTACATTAAGTATAACTCCTTTACCTGTGATAACGCTGCACATGTCTCCAGATGCTGCGTCGGTAAGAGCGTAACCTAATGGTACAAATTTTGCTGCCGTTGCTTTTAACACAGTTAAATTTGCTACGGCACTTGACATTACGGCTTGTCCAGCTGTGATAGCTTCGCCTGCCAAGTATGGTAGGATACGCGCTGGCGCTCCACCATCATTTACTAAAATTTCTGTTGCCATTTTTATTCTTCTCCTCTATAGTATTTGGCGTTTAATCTTATCTCACCAGTACTATCTTTCTTCATACCGAATTCTCTCTTGGATTCTGGTTCTTCTCCATCATCTGAAGATTTACCTTTTCCGAAAGTTCTCTCGGTATCGTTGTTTGGCTCTGGCATTGCTGCTAGAGCATCGCTAAATCCAGTCAATCTGGATTCGTCCCATGCGGAAAGTTCTTCGGCGCGTGCATCTTTAGATTTCTCTTCGACTGTACCGAATAAGATTTCTTTAGATATAATTGCTTCTACTGCTTGCAACTTTCTGGATTCTGCTTCTTTAGCTAATCTATCTTCTTCTGCTACTTTGAAAGTATCTAATTCTTTCATAGCGGCTTTGAATTCTGATTCGATTTCAGCTTTTGATGCAGACATTTCTTCAAGTTGTGTTCTTAGTGAAGCGAACTCGCGCTCGACAATGCTTTCTGCGTCGGACTTTACATTAGTTTCTTTTGTCTCTTCTGACATATTTACCTCTGTGTGTTCTGACTCGCATCCACATGAATCCTCGTGGCCACCACAACCACAGTCGTGGTCGTCCTCAGGTTCGTGTGAATCACATTTCGTTTCTATAGTACATTCTTTACAGACTGGGTCCATCTTTTCATTGTCAATGAAACTTACCTCTGTAGGACGAATTTTGGTGGCATAAGTGTCACCCATGACATCAATATCGTTTGAAAACCAATCGATACTTACATGAGTCATGTCTCCATCCTTAACTTTTTTCATTACTTCTTGACCTCGGCCATATTTGTTAGATACTGTTGCCAGCATCTTTACAGCGGTCTTTCCATTATCCATCTTAAACAGTTCGGGATTAGCAGCCATGCCGATTAAGTCCTCTTCTGTTCTTTGATGGTCAATATAAATTGGTAGCTCAGCAAATTGATGTAAGTTATCTTTTAGCTGACCTTCCTCAATATAAACTTTATGTTCTTCTCCGTCTACCTCATACTCATGAGGTCCGGATGTAATAGCGATGACTGGGAATGATACAGAATCTATTCCCTCTTCGCTTGTAAATGTCATATCATCATTATCAGATACTGATAAACCGAATGACCTGCGAACTGGTTCAGTGTTTGTTTCTTCTGCAAATTCCCGCTCTACACCATTCTCTTGCGCCCACATGCTACACATGCCGGCTGCAATCTCTTCAGGGTTATCAAAACCCCTTTTCTTCAGGTTAGCTTTTGTTCCTATCATACACTTTTCAAATGTCATTTTCTATCTCCTGTTGCGTTTGCGGAGGGCTTGTTGCCCCTGTTTTGTGCTCTGGCGGACTCTTCTTTCTTGTCTTGATTCTTTCCTCCAGAAATGTTAGCATTCTTATCACTCTGTTCTTGTTTGATTGGGGAAGCCTTTATATCTTCAGAAGTTTCCATATCTAATTCTGCAACTCCTTCAGGGTCTAGACCTCTTTCTTCTCTAACTTCACCGGGTGATAACACTCCTTCTGATAGATAAATCATATCAGTCTTAGCTTTAGTGAATGCATCCTCAACATTAATTTGCCTAAACTTAAATTTAGCGTCGCCCTTTTCTAATTGAGGCATAAGCTGGGAGTTAAGTGCTCCTTCTACCATAGTCTGTAAGTATCTTACATATGGTTCAAAAATTGGACGTGCCTTTTCTGGGTCTGTCCACATAGTTCTTGGTGTTTTAAGTGCTACATGTATTTTATCTAATATATCATCTGTATACTTGCCGTATTCAAATGCGCGCTGAGTACCTTGTAGTTCTTTTATTTGTATGTCGTTTCCGTGAATTATATCTTCGCCGGGTGCTAGAGTATTAAAAGCATCAACTATTTCGTTAATTTTATCAGGACCATAAGGCATGTCGGGTAAACCGGCACTAACATCAAATCTACTAGATGCGTATTTGTTTAATGCGGCTCCTATATCTCTTTCTGCATAGTCTTTTAAATCAACTAAATATAAAATTGGGTGTATGTCAGACAAACCATAAGCATAATCATCAAATTGATTATTTTTTAGTTCTATTATTTCAGATTCTTCGAATCTTATATTCTCTTTATCATCTCCTACCTTCTGATAATAATATTCTACCTGACCGTGTTCATTCCTCTTTACGTACATGTTTTGACTAGACCTTAAGACTAAATTGTCTCCAGTCCATTCTAGGTAACCTGTACCAAAAATTCTTGCATTTCTTAACCAACCATATAATATATGTTCTATATTTATATCGCGGAACATTTCTTCTAACTCTTCCCTTACTGCGTCGTCGGTTGTAACTATATCAAAGTTATCTTTGACAGCATACAAGCATGGTAAATCAATTAAACTGCGAACTATAGGGTCGGATAGATATACATTCATGTATGTTCTATTTTTTCCAATATGTGGCTCGAAATCCTTTTGAGCGCTCATACCGGCGAATCCTCTATTTATCTTTAGTCTTTTGATAACACCCGCACCGAAACTGCGTGGGTCGTCTTTTTTGTACGAGGTATTACTTCCAACTGAAGCAAAACTACGTCTAACTCTATCTATAAACGACATGGCTATTTAATATTAACTGCGATGAGTATATAAAGCTTTTCTTACAAACCACGTAAAGGCTGCTTATTTAATCTAACTTTGCGTTGTCTTGTTGTAAATAGAGTCCTAGATGAGTGTTGTCCAGCCCTAGCTCGATTAGTTTTGTTGATTGGGGTAGAAACTATACTTTGACCAAAATTACCAGACATAGGTAACATACTTAAAGTAGCATGTAATGCCATAGCAGAACTATCACAGTAATCATCATGTCTTCCTGACGGTGCTGATATCTTTTCTGTTTTGTTTGCTGCATCCATTGTATATTCTAAGTCTATATGTTCTCTTGTCCATTTGTGCATAAGCTTAGCTTCGTTGCCTTCTAAACCTGAAGGGTCTGGTACTTTGACTCGACCTTGTTGTACATAAGATTGAAAGTCTCTGTACATCTGTGTTTTAGTTCCTCTAGGTCCTCCAGTAAATACGAAAGGTACGAAATGTACATTTGCATCTAAGCACGCCATCCGTAAATCATGTTCAACCGCACCACCAATACCAGTACAGTCAACAATGAGCCTATTAGCACCCAGCTGGTTGGTAACGTCCATGATACGTCTACGTTGGTATGGAATATCGTGTCCACCAGTTCTGGCATTGATTTCTTCAATGTATATAAGTCTTGCAATATTGTCTTCATCAGACTTTTCAAGGGACCATGCAGAAATGACAGTAGAATTAACAGATTTGCCGATGTCAACACCAACAGTAATATTGCCTCCTCTTTTGTCTCCATGTCCATCAAGTCTATTAAGTAAGTAATTATCATAACACGCCTTTATTTTTTCTGGAGTAAATATATTCGATACAGACTCTACAAACTCACACTCATATTCTGTCCTCCAGTAGATAGAATCTTCTCCCCATTCCGTCATCTTATCTAACATTTCTTCATCAGTGTAGGGAGCTGAGTAAGCCTCCCCTTCCTTTACGGCGTCTCTCCATGTGTAATGCAATCTTTTAAATGTTTCTGCATAGCCATCATCGTATAAGTATCTATACATATGGTTATCTTTAGATTTAGGTGTTCCAAGATTTATAAAAGGTGCTTTGTTCGCTACAATAGAAGGCTCTACATTATCAATAAACAATTTATCGTCGATGAGTGGAGACTCATCAACAACTAGGAATGTAGGGTGTTGTCCTCTAATTGCTTGTCCCTGATTACTAGGCGCCAATGGAGCCCTACGCATTATTGTGCCCCCCTTAAGTGTTATATTGGGCTTGTTATGAAATCGATAATTTCCAACTAAGCCATTTAAAAAAGTGTTATCAGCAAAATGTCTATAAACATAATTAAAGATTAATGCTGCTTGGTCTTCAGTAGGAGCAAGTATAAATATTAAATCTCTAAATCTATTAAAAAACATATATATAGTCACCGCTACAGACAATGCGAATGATTTCCCACTGCCTCGTGGAGCTAAGATGGCTAGTTTAGTTTGTTTACCATCTTCTCTTTCCATCAAACATTGTATTACTATGTCTTCTTGTAATGGTCTGAGTAATAGAGGTCTTTGTTTACCATCTATTAAATATGTAGAACAGAAAGCGCGTATTAATTTACGCATCTTATCTTCATCTAATCTACAATTTTTAAAAATCTTTTCTAACCCTCTAGAATCTATGCCGCCTTTACCGGTCAGTAGTCCCTTTAGGTTTGGTTTTTTCGTCGTCATCGGATAATTCTCCTAAGAATGAAGCAAAAGCTTCGGTATTTTTTTCTACAGTCGTTGGTACTTCAATATTTAACGCTCTGAATTCAGTATGTATGTCTTTAACGATTGTATTTCTTTGGCGCAAGAGCTCTGTTCTAGCGTTAACATCCCGAATACATACAAGAATTTCTTCCCACAGTATGTCTTCAAGAGCAAGA